CTCCTTAGTATCAACTCGATTGATTGAAGCCTCCACGCTAAAACCTTCGGGGTAACGCTTGGCGAGTTTGTTGATGTTTATCTCGGCGATTTCCTGAAGGGTGTATCCTAACTCGTGGGCGCCTACTGAGACGTAATACATAATATCGCCTAGCTCTTTGACAACTTCCTTTACAGGTATAGCTTTAGGATTTCCAGCAGTTATATATCCTTGCGAGAACCCGTGTCCGTGGTGGATTGCCTTCTTAACTGCGTCTGCTACCTCACCAGACTCCCCAGCCAACCCTAAAGCTACATTCTGTAACCGTGATTCTAACGAGCCAGTAGTCTTCCAAGTACGCAACGCCTTTTCTTGGAAATCATTTAACTCATTGATACGTAATTCATCCATATGAACATCCCCTTTGGTTTTATACTTTAAGTACGCTGACAAGCTTACCACTCGATCAACTCCTTAAGTTTTTGCTGTTAAGATAATCATACCAGGGTCATACCGAGATAGCAAGCATTACTTTACAAAATAACGCTTTTGTTTAGTATTCCGTTGAAGCTATAACACGAGGACTAGTAATTTTTTCGTGTTTAATTACCCACTCGAATGTCTTTAAGACGTGTAACTCTCCGCCTCTATTAATCATTGTTTGACACATTTGTTGTTCTTCTAAAGGTAGATCATCTGCAAGTATGTGCATTTTATCTTGCAAGCTAACTTCTCCTTCGAAGTACTCGTTTATATCTTCATCTTCAAAGCCACATTCATTCTTGTAATACTCCTTCGCCTGCTCCTCTGTTTCAGCGCAAACCCAATCGCAATCATTCATTTTAAAAACCTTCATCATATCTATTCCCCTCCACTTTTTAATAAAATTCAAATTTTATCTTAACTTAATATTACCACAGTCATACCAATATGCAAGAGGAATTTTAAATTTCCTCCAAATTATTTCTTCAGATTTCTGAAAATATCCATTTTCTTTATATAGAGCTCACGAATACAAGTAACATCTTCAACGGTTAAATTATTTATTTTAGCGATCATCTCGTCAGATATGCCGTTTTTAATAGCACTAGTTATAACTTTTCCTAAACGTTCTTTCTCTATGATGCTTAAAGTAGACCATTTTCCGTTAGTTGATTCTTTTTTAGTCAGAGGCTTGTCCCCCTCAGACTGATCTAGGAAGTTATAGAACAGTACCTTACCAGTATACTCCTCAGACGCTCCAGATTGGCTTGTACGAGCGAGAGACTCTTTAGCTTGCTCTTTTATTCTACGAAGCTCTAACTCTTCTATTTTGGAGTTTAGAGACGTTACAAGGTAATCTCTGAAGTTAGCTACTTTGCCCTGTTCATACTTGTCCACTACTTTACGGAGAACGCTATCGAATGACCTCTTTGTTAAAAGCTCTTGAGTTTGTAAACGAAGAGAATTAATAACATCCGTTAAGGATTCAATTTGCTTAGGAGCTGGCGAGACAGAGTTCGCCTTATCATCATCAATCTCTTTAATATTATTTTTCTTTGTTTTTGAATCTTTGTTTATTAATTCTTTATTTATATTTGCACCTTTAGAACTGTTCCCAGAGAGCTGCTCCCTCGGTGCACCTGATTCGGAACATACTTCGGCAGTCTGTTGCACGTTTGGTACACCTGAAGAAAACTCAGTAGTATCAAGGGTTAAACCCTGTATCGGATTAACATGCTTGATAGAATGTCCCTTCTCAGTTAACTCCGAAATCTCTGCTTTTACGAACTCGTAATACTCCTCGTCAGTGAACGGTAAGTCCGAAACATTGTAGTAATAACTCTTTTGTCCGTCTTTGTGACAATAGAAGCCTACAATGTATTTCTTAGCAACTAGACCCTTCCAAGCAGCGTCTACGTTCTTTCTACTGAATTGCTTATGTAGTTGTGTCTTATGGAAAACCCACTCAGCAGGCCTACTCATCATGTGACTCAGGAGGCCGATCTCTCTTAGATCCTCTAGGTCATCCTGCAGTGGCTTATTGTGTATCTGTGCGTACTCACTAGTATGTCTTCTTTTGATTACATTGTTACTCATTAGTATTCCTCCTCAGGATTATCTCTATAAGAGTCATACTAAGGTACTACCTGTTAGTTGTCAACCTCTTAGTTTATTCGGTCTCATATATAATTATTACAAATACTTATGAGATGGAACTCTTAGGTTGTTCTCTATAGGTTTGTCTATCTCGTTTACGAGAGAGTTATTTCTATAGAGGTTATTCTTTAGAGACTTTTATTTATTTTTTTCTAAAGGTTAACTATTAGGTTACTTCTCTAGAGGAATCTCTTTTTAGATATAGTAAGAAAAACTTGCTAGTTTAGTACAAATCTCATGTATTTCAGTACGAATATAATACACTTTAGGATGCTTATTAAGTAACTTAGGAGGAATTATCTACATGTTACTGGTATGTATCAATAACAAGTTAACCTTTTGAGATGAGATACTAGCAAGTAGGTACTACTTTATATATGAAGCAATTAATGAGGTGGTGGTACTAATGGCAAGTATCAAGAACCTTCACTACGAAGGGAAGTTTACCGAGTTCTCGGAAGCTAACTCCGGTGAAGATCTAATCAAAGAAGCTATCATGTTCTCCACAGGCACACACCGTGGGAAAGAATATACAGAGTCTCACTTACAGACATTGGTAGACAACTTCTCCATAGAGGATGAGATTCCAGTACAGCTAGATCACTCAGAAAGCGCACGAGATACAGTAGGATACCTAGAGAGCGCATCCGTTAAAGATGGTAAGCTCATGGGTAAAGTACGTATCATCGAAGAGTTCGCTAAAGAGCGCATCGCTAAGAAACTCCTAAAGAAACTCTCCGTTTCATTCTACACAGACCAAGAAGGCAACCCCACTCGCCTTCGAGAAGTCTCCCTCGTAGCATTCCCCCAATTGAAGGTAGCAACACTATTTAGCGAGAACGGCTTCACCTCGGAGCTGGACGAGCTAGAACAAACTGAGGAGGTAACACCAATGGCAGAAGAAACTAAATTAGAATTTGCTGAGTTAGAAAAAGCTTATGCTGAGAAGTTCTCAGAGATGGAAGCTAAGATGGCTGCTACAGATGCTAAGTTACAGAAGTTCGCTGAGGAGAAAGTATCTGCTAAGGTAGAGAAATTCCAAGAAGCAAAGAAGACGGTTCCGGCTCAGAAGGAATCACTTACAAAATTGCTAGCTTCATTCTCAGAGGAACAAGCTGAGGCATTCGAAGAGTTCATGTCTAACATGGGTGCTGTCGAGTTCCAAGAAGTTGCTGAGGTGGAAGACCCAGAGAAACCTGCTGAGGCTCCTACTCCAGAGCACGCTGACTTCCGCGAGTCTGAAGAGTACAAAACATACTTAAAAGAAATTGGACAATAAGGGAGGTAATTACTAATGGCGCAAAATCGTATTGAGTACCATATCCACCGAGATAGCCGTTTAACATTCAAAGTAGACGCTGCTGAGGTGTTAGAGACTGGTCAACTAGTAGAATTATCAGGAGATATGACTGTCAAGAAAGCTGCAGTTAACTCTACAAAGGTATTAGGTGTTGTCTATGGAGGTACTGTTGGTAACAACGGCTTACTGTCTCAAGCTTCTTTAGCACCTGACTTCAACTCAGGCTTCTCAGGAGCACGCAAAGAGTCAGTAACAGTTATTACCTCTGGGTCATTCATCTATGTTTCTCTAGCTGGAGCTACTGCTGGAGCGCTTGTTTACCCTGCTGCAGGTGGTGGCTACACAGTTACTGCTGGTACAGGCCCTGCTGTTGGTATCGTAGTAGCTGCTGCTACAAAGGTAGCTGGACAAGCTTTAATTAAACTTACTGTATAGTCATACCTAGGCAATACTGTCCTTTGAAAATCACATAGAAACAACTGAGGAGGCGTTCCGTAGAGAAGGCATTACTCCTCAGTATCCCCTAAAACTAAACCCTCAGGAGGTTATATACATGTCAGATTTCACTTTAGGTTCTCACCCCCTTTTAAAGAAAGTCATGATTGACGCTCGTATTCGTGACTTAACGGAAAAGAAATTCATCGCTGACTCGTTACTAGCTAAGACAACTGCTGATGCTTTAGCTATCAAGTATTTCAAAGATGGTGGCGCAGATACTAACGGATTATACGACTACGAGGAAGTACCAGAAGTTGGTGAAGGTTCAGGCTTCAAACGTATTGGCTTAAGTGAAGAAGCTAAGTTAGCTATGATTCGCAAGTACGGCTTAGAGTTCGCATTCACTTATGAGATGCAAAAGTGGGGCTCAAATGCTTACTTCGAGAAGGCGTTCAAGAAGTTATCTAGCTCAGTAGTGGCTATGGTAGACAAAATGGTTTATGATCGCTTACACGCTGCAGCTACAGCAGGAAATCAAAACTTACAAGCTAAGTCAGGCAACCGTTGGAACGACCCTGCTACTGGCTCAGATAACTTAATCAATGACTTAGTAGACGCTAAGGCTAAAGCTAAGGAAGCTCATTACTCATTGGATACGGTTATCGTGTCTCCTGCTACAGAGGCTATCTTACTTAAATCTAAGGCTGTTCGTGATGCATTCAAGCAAAACGGCACAGACATCGTATTACTACGTGGTTACTTAGCTGACTTCTTAGGGTTATCAATCATCGTAGATGAAAACTATCCTAACAACCAAG